TTACGCCCTCACCTTACCGGCTATATCGTTATACTTCTTTATCCTGATCGTCTTACTAGGATCATCAAAAGAGGGTAGTTCTACCCATTCATAATCTCTACCTTCAACTTTACCGTCTTCATCAGTAATCTTATTACGCTCTCTCATTACAAATGAGTACTCCTGCAGTAATGTCTCTATCAATCCATAGCTACTATCCAACGTCTGATTAAACGTTAATCCTAGAGCTTCTTTTACAATCACTAGGAATCTGCTTTGGTTGCATCCTTCCAACTTTGCAAATTCTTCTGAGCGGCTATTATCTCCGTCTCTCGTAGCGGGCTCACGTTCCGAAGCATCGTGATAGAGGTACAAAAAGGGTGATATCCTATTCGATATATAATTGCATTGAATAATATGCGTATATCTTCCCATGTGGAATTGTCTGCAAGAGCTTGTTTAAACCATTTTGGCGGATCACTTGGCTTATTATGAATACCTAAGCATACGATATCAAGAAGCAGTTCTCCGTACTTATCCATAATTTTGGGAAAATCTTCTGGCAGCTCTCCCTTTTTTACAATCATCCTATCAATATCTTCTTTTTCAATTTCAAGAAGAAGCGGACGGATTCTAAACCATGTCCGGACGGTAATTGGTTTTATTACAATACTATTACCTGGGTCCTTTCCATTAGGAATAGAATCTCGGTTAGAGAAATCAAATGGGATTCTTACAGGTTGTTCTGTAACAGAATCAGATTCTTGTTGGAATAAGTTTTTTATACTCATAAATTTCATCAAGGAGCCTAGTCAGTTGTACTTCCTGACAATATGTCCAGTTATTCGCGACTAACCTTTAATACTTTCGGCTCCATCCTTCAAATAGTTTGTTCCTGTGAGTGGATTCGAACCACCGGTTTCTACTAATGTAGTGCTTTAACCAACTAAGCTACACAGGAAACCATTTTTTTACTCTACTACTTCTTCGCCTTCGGGATTTGCTGGATTTTCCGGGGCTTCTCCGCCTTCAGACACGCTTATAACTTCACGCATAAAAGCAGCCTTTTTTTCTCCGGAAGCTGTAATAGCTGCCTGCATATATACACGTACAAGTAACAACTCCGCTTGCTCGGAACCGGGAGCTTGTGAGATCTTAGAAGTAATCTTACCATTAACTACGGTATAAACTACCTTTTTACCGTTTTTGGGTAATGTTTCACACTGGAATGTCTTTGAGATAGAAGGAACGTTGATTGGTTTCTTCCAGATGTTTCTTCCGTCAGCTGTATCAATCTCACCACCTGCTAACTCTTTAAGTACTTCGTTAGAAGGAGTAGGAATAGAGAGCTCGATGTAATCTGTTGTATCTTTTACAAATTCAACATACAAAGGTTCATCGCTTCCTTCCGTTTCGACTTTTACTTCTTTAGGATCCGCAAAGTTGAATACTACACTTCCTTTTGTCGGAAGAGGAAAATCTTTGAGGTCCGCTCCTGGAACACCGTCTCCGACTGTTCCAAATTTAATTTTACCTACGCCCATAGCGATAGGTCTTACTTCTCCTGTCATAATTATTGATCTATTAAAATTTCTAGTCTAATATTTGTACAAGCGAATTTCTCTTTCAAGTCCGGCATTGGAACACTCCAGAGAACTGTCACTTCTTTACATATACCGTCATTGCTATTAATGGAATCAAGCGATTTTCTTACTTTACGCTTAATTTCCTTCATGCGTTGACGTTGGGGCATACCATTTTCATTCAAAGGAACAAAGATGTTGACGTTGATAGGCACTTTATTAATGAAGTCGAGTTCATTCAGTTGCAGATGATTGATAACGATATGTTCATTGGTTAAGCCTGCTTCCGATTTGTCCTTGTAAATCATAACATCGGTGCCCGCAGCGACCACAGCATTATAGATTATATCAACAGCGTCGAATTCATCCATAATCAAATCTTGCTAAAAACTGATTTCAACGTATCCCTTAGATACTTCTCACATTGCGTATTAGCTCCTGAAACTACTTCATACCCTTTAGCTTCTACGGCTGCCGCGTATTCCATTCCTGCAACACCAACCAACACATAACCACCGGAATGAGACAGAGATACTTCTTCTGCAAGCCTACGCCCTTTATACTTACCGGTTGTCTTATCAGTTCCTTTTTCACTTTCAGTAAAGTTCTCTGCAACCACTTCTCCGTTTTTCGCAATTATATATCCGATAGATGAACGAAGATTGCCAGTCTGGTCCTTATATGAGCCGTTCCGGCGAGCTATATCGATAAACTTTTCACCTCCTGCCTGCAGCAATACAAGTATTTTGTTTTCTGCTTTGCTTTGAAAGTGATCGAACCAACGTTCTAGTGAATGTTGGTCGAATAGGGGAGTCATGCCATTTTTCATACGTTGATAATTGAATGTGATTGATAAGATTCCCAACAAATAATTGGTACATCTACGCCTTTGGAATCAACTTTCAAACGCAAAAACTTACTGTCTGCCGGCGGTTGGATTTTGGTGTAAAAATAGCCATGTACTTGCGCTTCATCACCAGCAGAATTACGTTTATAGACAACAGTACCATCACTTACAGGATCATAACGTCCGGGAACGGATATTTCAATCGGTTTCCCCGGAACCCATTCACCGTTTACTGTCTTTCCGTTAACGTCGATAGTGACTATCGCTGTATGTGGATATCGTTTTACCATCTGTTACCAGCCTTTCCTTTGATAATGATTCGTTTCCCGAGTTTACCGGCTTTCTCCGGCTCCCCGTTTTCTATATACAGTTGTTTTGCAGTCTGGACATAGAAAGAACGGGGATGAGTGATAGAAAGCTTATTCTCACTGAAATCCTGTGAGTTTACTAACATGGCGTACGTATCAGCGACACAAAGACCAACTTGCTTCATGTTTTCAGTAGTACATTCCGCTTCGGGGTTGATGCCCCGCTTGACGAAGACTACCTTATCTAAGAAGCTTTCCATATCCTCAATAGAAGGATATTCCAGTATTGTTTCTCTGATTGTTGCCATATAGTTTACTCTTCATCTGTTTTTTCAGTATCTTCACCTTCTTCCCATGCTTGGCCATCAGTTTTCATGATGTACATTGCATCAGGATCATTAATTACAGGAATTGCGTTGGCTTCCGCTTTAGTCCACTCCTTGAACGGTTCCAGTTCAGACCATTTGCTGATGAAAACAAAGTCTTTTTTCAGCGTTGTAGCTTTCTTCTTGTATTCAACAGAATGTTCCGCTGCGATAGGACCATGCTGAATGTCGCCACACTGTAAATCTTCCAGGAAACAAATATTAGCGGATTCCCATGGATTTACAGTAGTACGTTGATGAGCGGCATTCTCAATACGAACAGACGGACTTACAAGAACAATCTGGACACCTTCCGTATTCTCTTGGGCAGCAAGGTATTCATTGATAACCTTTTTGGAGATAGTCAGTTTTTCTTTCTGATTGATCCAGCCTTTTACCTTTTCAATAACAGCCTTTTGCTTCTTCAATAGAGCAAATCTGTCTTTGCGCATTACTACGTATTTGATAGTAACACCTTCGGCAGAAGCGGCAACCACAGTGTCCTCAATATCCTGTAAGCCGTCGGCCGTTGTAGACTTAGACCAATCCACAGCAGCAACTTTCTTGTTTTCATTAGGCATACCACAGCCTACAAATTCTTCGGTAACAATGCCATTGTTATTGCTTGAATTGAGAATGAAGCCACCTTTAGACATCAATTGCATACACCACCATTCGAAACGGCCACGAACAGCGTTATATACGAAGTCTTGATCTTTAAAAGCAAGGTCTAGAATTGATTTCAAGTCTGCATCACCTTCACAATCCCGGCTAAGTTGCTGGTATTCGTTCCAGTCGCTTTCGTTCATACCGCGTTTTACGGCAGTCTTAGGGATATCACCTGACATCTTGCCGATAACTTCACGTTTCTTTTGCGGTGCGGAAGAATCGAATGAAATAACATCAGCGATAACCGGTGCACCTTTTTCGCCAGTAAGAGTTTCCCATTTCAGAGAGTTCTTCTGCTTTACACCAAAGAAATTAGGGAAGAATACCGGCTTAACTTTACGCGAGTTAAGACGGGCACCCATATTCTTACGGTTCACTTGTTTAATTAAACTTCTTTCCATACATAATTATGAATTAATGGATTACACAAAACGGATAAAATGAAGCAATTCCTTCATTGCTTCGTCAATAGGGTAGGGCATTACTGCCTCATTTACAGTACCACGTACCAGAAGTCCTGATTGCTGGTTAGCAACCGTTACATCAACCTTGTTCATTGTAATAACTTCTGGTACATATTTGAACTTGGCGGCTTTGGCATCAGCTTTGGCAGTAACAAGAACTAATACATTACCTATCTCTGCAGCTCCAATTGGTCCAGCAAGGGTTATCGTATCGTAGCCTGGGTTGGTCTTGTCGATTGCAGAGATTACATCAGCAGCTCCAGTTAAGGCACCACCAACAGTAACAGCCTCTCCAACTTTAAACACATGATTCTTTGCTATCTGAATAGTTACTGCATCAGCATCCGCAACTGCCGTAATTCTTCCGGTCTTAACAGTATGATAAAGACCGTTAGCATCCTTACCTACCATAACAAGCGGAGGAAGTTCATCAATGATTCCCTTCAGTTCCGCACGGGCAATAGTACCACCGCCCTGAATGTCCTCAATAATCTTTTCGATTCCGGGAGCATACTGAAATTCTTTTTGTTTTTTTCTGAACATAGCTTTTAATTATTAGTTATTATTCATCGAGGCCAAGACTGGCAGTTCCATTATTTGAGTTTTCTTCGTCTTCCATAAGTTCTAGCCATTCTTTTTCAGAACGTTCTTTGGGCTTGTAGGAATTAGGCTTGTAACCGCCACCGGCGACCTCATCATCTATTACCGACTGTCTGATTTCAGCGTATTCTTCTTGCAACTCTTTAATCTGATCTTCAACAGAAGTTTCAGAATTGACATCAATACGGTTAAACCACTTTTCAGGGAGTTTTGCATCTGCAAATAGTGTTCTGGCTGATGCCTGTTTCGTGGAAGTTGTGACTGTTGATACGACAGAAGATACCGATGCGGTCAACTCGGAGATTTGCTTCTGTTGGGCTTTCAATAGCTTAACTACAGATGCGGGCAAATCTTCGAAGTCTTCATCATCGTCTTCTTCATCATCGTCTTCGGATTTTACTGTTTTCTTAGTCTTTTTAGCCGATTTGATAGGTTTACCATCCTTTAAACCATTGTTCTTTTCATACTCGGCAATAGCATCCTTTTTCGCTTTTTCTATTGCGGATGTGTTTTCAAGATCAGGAAGAATATTGTCTTTGAACAAGGCAATATAAGTATCAATATCATCCTCCTTTTCGATTTTGAAGAGTTTCTGAACCTTTACAGCGTACTTTTCATTTACACCTGCGGCTTTCAAGCCCTTTTTAATTGCATCAATGATTGTCATAACGATTTTCTATTAAAATATAAGGGGAGTAAATTTTTCCTGCTTATATATTTTATTCCGGAATCAATGACTATATTTGCAACATGGATAATAAGAAGAAAGAATATAGAAAGAAAGCTAAAGAACTCGCTCTTCAAAATGGATTCGATCAAGTTTCCTATTATGGAGAATGGAACGGCTATTTAGCATATACAGTATCCCGGAAAGAAGATGCAGGATGTTGTATTGGTTATCCTCGCTTTATCCTTGTTAAAGATAGTGTTGCTACGTTAGCACCATATACTCAATCAGAAGATATAATGGGAATGACTTCCATGCCTAAAGACCATGTAGATACATTACTATAATTTTTTCACTATTCCGTCAATAATATCAGTATTTACCAACAAATTGTCTACACGTAATACATTAACTCCATATCTCAAACTTATTTCCTTTGATAGTTCTCTCCAATTTTTCATCTTTCCAGTTTGTGGGTCATATATTATTATTTTTCCATTATGTAATTTTTCCAGAGTAATAATATGCCCAGAATTCTTGCCTTTCCAAGCAAAATCAATATGATATCTTCCCGGTTCTTTTACTAGTTCAACTAATTCTTTGGTTAACTCTTTTATACTTTTGCTTTTTAAAGCTCCCGATCTTGTTATATCATATATGCCTCCTGCAGTCTGTTTTTTAGGGATAACCATAGTCTTGGGGTCGATCCATGCCCAATTGGTCCGCATTGATAACTCATATGGAATGTTCCCTGTCTTTTGAAGATTTGGTAGAGCTGTAACATTATATCCACGTCTCCTCAATTCATTAGCAACTACGCAAGACTGGCAATTTACACTATATTCGCTTGCTTTTCCATAATTAATGTTTCCCCGTAACTCATTAGCTTCTTCGAAGGTCATTTCTTTGCCTTTTTTTACACCAATCTTCTGTTCTATTTTGGCTTGGTTGAAGTTTCTTACAAATCGGTCGTCCCATCTTTTTTGAATATCATTCTTTTCTGCATCAGTTTTGATGCGCTTAGGTATGGATGATTTTTTATTAAAGTATTGTCTATCTAATTCTTTAAAATATTCAGTTATATATGAGGGAAGTTCTTTTCCTGTATTACGAGCCGCCCAAGCTTCAGCAAATGCTTCAGATGGTGTTTTAAGAATATCACATTGAGACTCTTCCGCCCATTTCTTAGCGATAGTTTGCCATTTTGAATCTGATGATACTAAGTGTTTTTGGTCAAAAACATGCCCTATCTCATGAAAAGTTGTAGATTTACCGTCAGTATTAAAGCGCCAATGATGCCCTGTCCTTGCCATATATTCAGTTTCAATTTTGGCTTTAGCTTTTGTTATCGCATTAATACTTTTGGCATTTATACCAACTAATGTACCATTCTCAACTTTCCATATCTCATTTTCTTTGATTCTTATTATATTCTCCATTGTAATGCCATGATATCCTTTCTTCTTGATAGCATACCCTGATAGATTTTGCAGATTCTTTGCGCTTCCAACAAATAAAGGCATATCTTCCTGGGGAAGTGTTTGCAATGCTTCATTTAATGCATTGGCAATATCCAATGATAAGTCGGAAAAATCTGCATATTTAACACCTAACTTCGTTGCATAATTTTGAGCTTCTTCTACGCTCTGACTTTCTTTGAAAGGAGATATCGGCTCAATTACAGATTGTTTAGACTTCTCGGGCTGTTTTACAACTATTTTTAGGCGCTCATTTACATTCCCGTCTTGCGTAAAGTTATCCTTATACCAGAAAGCCGATTGTAAACCGTCTTTATTCTCGCTAACAAACTCCTTTGCTGCCTGGGGAATATCAGTAATAACCTGCTCTTGCGGAACCGTATCATTTAGCAAGAAATCAGCAAAATCTTCCGGCTCCATGGTGATAGGAGTGGCAAAGCAGATACAAAAAGGATGAAAGCCTGTAAACTTGAACGTTTTCGGATATTTACCTACCATCGCATCACAGATCTTGCACGGTCCTCGATTATTGGCCGAGCGATGTACCTCAATACCTAATATGAAGTCCTGTTTGCTCCAACGTTCATAGTCCGCACTACGATAAGCAATGTTCGTAGTTGTTGCAGATGTCCGGAGAGCGTTCTTATATGCTGAACGATAAACACCTTGTCCTGGATGATAATTCTTCATTGGTTGTGATAATACCAATTCACCTTTCTCATTCCGGATCCTGCGAAAGCGTTTTTGGGGATTTTGCAAAATTTGCCGTATATCGCTACTGATTCCGTTTGCATTACGTCCGGCAACTACGCCACTATCAAGATAGAATTCGAGTTGCGATTTCGTTTGTTGCGTAATATTCCAAACTCTATCAGATAACTTGAATCCGTTAGCATCTATATCGTTCTTTAGAGTTTCAAATGCAGATAAGCTATGAGCGAACATACCATCTTTTGTTGCACTGGAAATAGACATTCCCTTGATGAACTGGGAAATAAAATCATCATTCTTTTTTTCTGCTCGTTCCCAACCGTCCTTTTGAAATGCAGAGATATTAGCATATAGCATTGATTCAAGATTCAGCAGTTCCCGGTCAACTGCACTCTCTATTCCCTGATTGCTTATCCATACATTGTTTTTCCCCGCATCAGACCATTTACGGAGATACGGGGAAACAGAAAGTATAAACTGATTAAAGATATTGGCTATTACGGCCTGCTGTGCAGCAATTTTCTGTATATGTTGTTTATCGTAGAAAGAAAGTCCGGGCATAGATTATAAAGTTGCTCCAATAAATGAATTATTCTGTGCAGTCTCTTTTTCGTCTTGCTTCTTACGATTCAATTCTGTTTCCACATCGTCAGTGTATGGTGAATTCTTTATAATCGTTTCCTTGCTATTGAATTGAGAAGCAGTTTCAAGGTTCTTGAGTTCTTCAGCTAGATCTTGTGGGAGAATGCTACCAAACTCAACCTCAATGTAGTTATCATTTAATTGCGATGCATATTTAGTGTGCGTAATATTAGCCATTCCAGCCTGAACTATTGCCACTGTACGTTGAACTGCCGGGCCGAATATCTCCATTTGTTCAGATGCCTTAATCTCTGCATCAATCAACATAAAACGACGTGAGGTACCACTAAGGTTGCCAAGCCCCATTAGTTTACTCATAGATAAATCAGGACTTGAAGATCCGGAATGTATTGCATCATCTAACTGGTTAAGTTCAAGTGTTACGGATTCACAGGACTGTTGCCATGCTAAGTAATCTGCATCACCATGATATGTATTACCGGTATCCGCATCTACTTCCATAGTAAAGTTTAACTCTTTGCCTACAGTTTCTTTGCTCGGAAGATTAGCCAGACCATAAGTTTTCAGTATCGGTTCGGAAAAGTAGTCATTAGTATCTGATAGGCGGGAAAGTCTCATTTCTTTCTTGTCTATCAAATTAGCGACATCTTCCCAATCCGGACAATAGACTTCGGCATATACTACCGGAATCTTGCCAAAACGATTCTTTATCTTTTTCACTTGCCAAACACCGTCCATAATACCGGAGTAAATAACATCTTTCGTATAGACTTTCACGCATTCGCAAGTACGGCCATTGACTTCTGCATTGTACTTATAGATAAAGCCGTCCATATCGTCGTCTTCATCAAAGTGTGGATAAAATTCACATTCGACATTACTATCCTTGGGAGTAGATAGAATCTTAACCTTCAACTGGCTTTTTCCATCATCTTTAGTGACCGGATAGAATATAATAGCTGCTTTGGTTTCAGATAACACCTTGCGAGCAAACTCTTTCAATACCGATTGCATCTTGAGCTTTCGCTTATAGACCTTCTTAAACTCATCAAATCCGTCATTCGAATCTTCTGCTGTGATAGTCATTTCACCGCCAAACAGAAAAGCAACAGATGTGCGGACGATCTTTTTAGGTAGGTTGGTTACGACCTTAGCTACATCGACAGTCTTGTCTTCTAGTCTCTTTGGCTTTTCGGCTCCTGTTTCGGGGTCAATTTCTACTTCTGTATCTGAATATACAGCAATCTTTTTAGGCTCCCGATACCCAACTGATTCTTTACGACGGGTTCTGTCTCCATTGTATTCCTCCATATATTCACGAGGATTACGATTTTCACGGGTATCAACACATAAATCACCTACTATGCTACCGAAATCTTCATTTTTCAGAATATCCTTAATGTCTGGCATATACTTTTCTCTTAAAATATATGTTCAGAAAAAAATCACCGACCAAGTGCATTGTTTTGTCCTTTTTTGGCGGTAAAAGTGTCGGAAAAGTGCTGAAAAAGATATTGTTTCTACAGCTGATAAATGTTATTTTATTGATAATCATTTAGTTGTGAGGGCGCTTTAATGTTGTCTTTTTAAGTTCACTAAATTTATACGTATTTCGCAGAAGCAGAAGCCAATCATGCTTTTGGGGATAATAGGTCTTTTTCAAACCTTGATACTAACCGAAAGCTATTCTTCAAAAATAAATAATAATGAAGGTATTTAAAAGAGTGGCTTATGCTATCAAATGGTTCTTATATCAAGAACAAAGTAGAGACAACCAAATTCTTTGGTTCATTTGGGATGTGATTACAACATTCTTTATGTAGTTATAGGAATGGATACTATCCACGGCCCACCTTACGGGTTTGCTTTTTGAGGTTTAGACCGATTGCTTCAGCAAATTCGGCAAGGATTGTCATGCCATCCGGAGCATCGTCATGAGCGTTATCACCCTCGCGCTTGTAACTGGTAAACGCTTTCATGAAACGACCGTAGTCTGATCCTTTAGAATATTCTGTTTCATCAAGAAAAGCACAATGCTTCTTTATCCAGCCAGCTTTCATGATGATACGTGTTTCCTTGTGCTGTGTTGTTGCCCGGGCTTGAATCATACACGATTTCTTTTTAGCTGTAACAAGTTTGCGTACATTGATAGCAAATATACGCCCGCCATTGTTTGATTCAATACGTAGTTGATCGCACTCTGTATCAATAACCATTTGCGCCAGGCGCGGTTCTGTGACTTCGACAGGATCTTTAGTGAAAAGAATATCGGTAATGAAGTATTTTGGACCAAACACCTTTGCGAATGGTGCGCAGAAATCATCATCTCCCTTATCAGCAGTATCACAGGCTCCGAGTGTTCCATCAGGTTTTTTCCCTGCAATATCGGCAAGTTTGAAGCGCATGAGAGACGATTTGGGGAATAGTAACCCTTTGGCCTCGAACGGTTCCTGCATATACTCGGCCATCCAAATACTTTCGTCTGTTTCAGAACGTAATTCCTTGTAATATTCTGTAGTATGAACATCGGCGCAGAAAGTTTCATCATTCTCATCCAGCGCAGCAATACGAATGATTTCATTGTACTTGCCAGCTTCTTCCAAACGTCCAAGGACATCACTAGAGGACCAGCGAGTACCGATATCAATCATGCAACAGCTTCCCTCAATACGAGAATCATGCGTACCTTGTTTCCAACTCCAAACCTTTTCGTTATTATTGTCTGAGAGCGCATCTTCCAGGCTCTTATATAAGTCGTCCGTCATGGCGAGCATAGATGCACCGAAACCAATGACAGTACCACCAACACCACCACCGAAATAAGACACCTGTCGAGCGCCTTCTACATTCCAGCCTTTGACATTCTGTTTATCTCCTTTTAGGTGAATCTCAGTAAATATCTCACGATAACGTTTTGATTTGACAATATCGCGGGTATCATAAGAGAGCTTGTTGTATAATGTGTCAGAACAACAGTTACGCATTACAGATTCTTCGGGGAAATGACCGTACATCCAAGCAATGAAAAGAGAAGATATATAAGACTTACCGGCACGTGGCGGCATACTGACAGCAAGGCGGTAGATGATGTTTGCTTGATATGATGCATACACACGCATGAACGCCTCGGCGACCTTTTTTAGGAACAGGCGTTTAGAAAAAAACTTCGGATCATAGTACAAACAGAATGCCCAAAAGTCTTTCTTTGCTATTCGTTTGCGGAGTATGGTAGCAGCTTTCGCCTTACGAATCAATATTTCTCTTTTACTTTTCTTCTTTACCATCAATAATAGCCTGTAACTGTTCGTCACTCAATCCTTCCAGTTCATCACCAAGATTCACATTTGCATCAACTTCTTTCTTGTCACGCCATTTCTCCGGCTGCCGGTTTTTCAGCCAGAATATAGCGGCTGTCGTGTCAGGAGGATAATGTTCTATGTATTCTTTCGAATCGGTAATCTTTCCTTCTGTCGCAGCAAACTTTGTCGCCTTGCAGTTATAGCCGATAGCACGGTTATAGAGACGGTACGCTACATTGGCATCCGCGATATTTTTCCCTTTTTTTAGGGACTCAAGAAATTCGGGATAGTCCTTCTTCCATTTATTTAAAGTCTGTTCGGAAACAGAGAAGAATTCAGCGAGCTCTTTATCCGTTGCACCGAGCAGACAGAGCTTTAACGCTTGATTGGCATATTCTTTCTGATATGCTGATTTGCGTCCTCTTTTTTTCTTTTCAGATTCATCTTTCGCTTGTGTCATTAGTTACAGATATTTTCTTTGGATATGGTTTTGACATTGATCTTATTGTTTTTATGCATCTTTTATCAAGAGGAAATACATATTTTATCTTTGTTTCTCCTTTGATTACTTCAGCTTTTGGATCTACATGTTCATGCAACCAATCAATGGTTGAAGTTCCATATTTTGAGTTAATGGAACGCCTGTGTGTCAGTTTACCATTTAACATGATTCCACGTTCTGATGCATACTCCCCTAAGTAATACCAATTCGTTGCTTGATAGATTGTTCCGATATGCCCTTGGTTGCGGTCAGCATAACTGACGATAAGCTTAACAGCGGGAGCGTCTGTCTTTAGCAGCTTTAGTGCCATGGCCAATGCCTGGGAAGTGCATTCCTGTTTTCCGTTAAGGGCAACTCTTACAAGCTCCATCACCTGTCCCTGCACCATATTGAAACTGGAGGCTATGAACTGATTTGCACCGTTCGAAAAGAGGATCACACCACACCATTCTCCTTCAGAATTGAAAACGGAGTACCCAAGCCTTGCTTGAGGAACAGCATGTGCATAATGAAAATGTAAACATGCATATTTGGAAGCTTGATATGATGCTTTCTCCAGTCTCATAATTCTCCACCGCCAAAGACATAACTTGCCCCATCGAATTTCTCTATCAATGGCTTCATTTCTTTTTCAAATAATTCAGCCTGCTTCATGTCAGTGAATGCAATTTTTATATATGGAGGATCTTTACGGCGAGGAGCAGTCAGATCTTCTGGTATTTTAGAATCAGCATCTTCTGTCAATGAATCAATTTCATCACTAAGTAATCCCCAATCAGGCAGATTTACTTCAAAGTCTTCTACAAGTAATGAGAAATCAAATGATGATGTATCAGATGTACGATTGTCTGCAAAAGAGAGAAGCTTTCTTTTTTCATCATCAGTAGCTAAATCTACGCGTTTAATTGCAATCAGTTCATTCCCATCTGATTCAATAATGCGGACTTTTAATCCAAGAGCTTGCGCTTGCTCATATACACCATTACCGGATATGATTACATCATCCCGGTCGACCACAATTGATCGACCGGCACCACATTCAGCTAGACTCTTGTTGATTAACCTTTTGTTTTCTTCCCCATGAATACGATAATTGCGAGGGTCATATTTAATATTTTCATTATCCATAGCAGATTTTATTCTAAAATATAGATTCTCCTGCTATTTTCTTTCTAATAAGTTCTTGTACTCCGTTGTATATCTCATACAACTGCTTTAATGTCTCTGGACCTTCCCATTCCGAGAAGTTTCCGTCTTGAAAGAAATGGAATTCAAAGACACGGGCTGCCACTGTACCAAGGTCCAGGCTTTCAAATGTCTCTCTTACTAAATGCAACTTCTCTAATATCTCAGCATTTCTATCCTCCGGTTCATCTGAGCTATCTTCAATATCCAGTCTCGTGTAATCTACGTTATCATCCGCAGGCAGGGGCTTGTATCTACTCCTATACTGTGAAGTGGGAGAGGATGCATTCAGCTTTATCATCTTCAAAACAAAGAAATCAAGCTCTGTATAGCCATTTTTTCTTGTTTCAAGTAGTTTGTCCAGTAACCTGTTTTTCTTTTGAAGGAGCGAACAAATGACCTCATTCAAGACATCTGTTGCTTCATCAGGAATACCGGCAAGCCCACAATGATACAAGGAGTAATCAAGCCAGCGCTCGTAGCGCTTAGTTATGTAATTATTTACTGCTTCACTTGCCATAAATTTAATTTTTAAAATTAAGTATGACATAGCAAAGAGAATTCTTTAGTGTTTCAGTAACTTACAAATAACAAATGCCGGATTTTTCTTCAAAATCCGGCTCAACACCATTCTATTGCAAAGATAGAAAAAATCTTGAAAAGAAAATTAATTCAGCGATTATTTTAAAAAGGCAATGGACCTTCATCTTTAATTTGATTTTCTTTAGAGGATGGCGCTTTAGTTTTAGAAATTGAAGAAGAACCAAACATCGTGCCGATTGGTTCACCAGGCATGGGAATGCACATGTCTTCCTCTAGATTTGAAAAGCGGCAGAACTCGCCTTTGAATCGCAATAATATTTCACCTACTGCACCGTTACGATGCTTAGCAATGATTATTTCTGCCATACCTCGCATATCGTTTCCTCGATCATCTTGAAAATTTTTATAATATTCTGGTCGATGTAGAAAAAGAATCAAGTCAGAATCATCGCATAATGTACCACTATCACGTAAATCTATTAACTGTGGACGTTTAGCATCAATTCCCTCACGAGATTCAATTGCCCGATTTAATTGCGATGTAATAATAATAGGAATATTCAACTCTTTTGCTAAAGATTTTAATCTTCTTGTGAAGTAATTAATTTCCGAATATCTATTTTCAGTATATTTGACATCATTATATAACAATTGAACATAGTCAATAGCAATCAACTTAACACCCTTTTCTTTTACTAAATAATGTGCCTTATTGCACAAAACATCCATTTTCATAAGTGGTGAGTCATCCACATAAAGAGGAGCGTCCTGCAAATCTTTCAGTTTATAATCCAATTGTTGCCACTCATAACAGGCAAGCTGTCCGCTCTTGATTTTTTCACTCGGAATTTCGCAGACATTGGTGATAAGACGATTGACTAACTGCACATTATTCATTTCAAGAGAAAACAAAGCGACTGGAATCCTGAAGTTAACCGCCATATTTCTTAGCATAGATATAATAAATGCTGTTTTTCCCATTGCAGGACGTGCTCCTATAGTAATCAAATCACCATTCTGCCAGCCAGATGTCATTTTATCCAATCTAGTGAATCCACTTTCCAAACCGCTCAAACCATCAGTTCGTGTAGCTGCCTTCTGAATTAGTTTATAGGCTTCATCAATCACGGGGTTAATCTGAATACAATCATGTTCCGTATTTAATGAGGATATATCAGTTAGCTTTCCTCTGATTTCCGAGATTAAATCTTCTACATCTTGGGTTTCATCGAATACTTTTAAGCGAATATCTGTTGCAAGTGCAAGTAATTGGCGGGATATATACTTTTGTGCAATGATTCGGGCATGATACTGCGTTTGAGACGATGATGCTACTTTGCTGCTCAAGTGAATTATATAAGATGTTCCTCCAATTTTATCTAATTCACCTTGTTTGCTAAGTTGCTCCTTTACAGTTAGAATATCTATCGGCATTTGATTAACCGCAAGGACAATAATTGCAGCATATATCAGTTGATGTCGATGTTCATAAAAAGATTCTGGACAAAGAATATCACTTATTAACGCATAAGCCTTTTTGTCAGTCATTAATGTACCCAATACTGCTTTTTCTAATTCAGATGCGTAAAGAAGGTTCATATTAAATTGATTATCATCTTCTTGTTGCTGTTTTTTTTCTTTCATGTTTTTTGTTTTTTTATAATAATTCTCAAAGATACAATTATCTCCGACTTTTACCTCCGATTTCCACAACATTAAACATTTCGTTAACTCGATCGGCAATATATTCTCCATATTTTAAATGGATCTCTTCCGGGAGTAAATTGGTCGTTACGAATGTTATACAACCTCTTCTGTTGTCGTATCTCATTTGAAGTATGTACTGTATCACATCCATTTCTGTCCCATAGTACTTAACTTTTGGTTCTCTACCAACTTCATCAAGGCCGATAGCCATGCCATTGGAACCATCATATTTCAAAATTCCATCAATTCCTTTTTGACAATATTGGTTTGTCACAAATGATGCCGATTCTATAGGAAAGCCTCCTGATGGATAATATCCATTTGGGGCTAGCCCATTACTGCGTCTATCATACGTTTGTATAATTTTTAATATTGTAGATTTGCCAGTACCTACCGGACCATATAGCCATAATCCCTTATCGCGATCTAATTTTTTAGACCCTCTGATAAGATACAAAAACAACTCGTTCATCAGTTCACGATTGCTTTCGTTAACACTGAATTTTGAACATGCTGATAGACAACACTCACGGAATAAGGCTGCGGAATTCTTCAATGTAATGGGGTCATAGCTTGATTGTCCGCACTTCAACATCTGTTTCTGGATTTGTATTTGTTCTCTTACTTTTTCCATCTTTTTTGTTGTTAAGTTCAAATTTCAACCATCGGGCAAAGTGCGACATCGCATCTTTTGGCGATTTTGTCGTTTCACCCTCATTTTGCAGTTTCATAAAGAACAGCTTCAAACACTCGTAAAAGGCTTCTAGCGTGAAATCAGGATTTCCAGAAGAACGAGTGTTCATTGTTACTGTTTCCGCCCATGATCGGTTCGATTTAAGTTCGGTATAACAATCGTCCAAAGACTTGTCGAAAAAACTATCAGCCGGAAACAGTTCTCCCACGCGTAAGGGAGATATTGTCTTATTGTCTTTAGTCTTATCTTTAATGTTAACCGTTTTACTTACCCTTTTGCTTACCTCTTTACTTACCTTTTTACTTACCGTTTTACTTACGTCAAGTAAGTAATAAACTGGCGATTTTGCATTCTTTTTACCCGATTCGAAAGTTATTAAACCTTTTTGCTGCAATCTGTTCCTAACTTCAATGACGGTCTTTTCTGATATACCGGTTGCGAGGACGATAGTCTTGTTGGGATGTTCAAACGGATTCTGCCAACCCCGAATATTGCACTCATTCAATAAGTAAAAGTACAAAAACACTTCGTTCGAGCTAAATTCTACACTCCGATTCATCTTCCAAAATTGGTTTATATATTCTATATAGGTCATTGTATGCTATGCCGTCAGTTTCTGACGTATTAAGTTCATATTCTTTTTTACGAGACCAATAATGCGTTCATGATACTCAGTATTATTATTGCAAACACCCCGTGACTGGACAACACTCAAAGTTTTCAGATTTACTTCAACCGTCTCGATGCGCTTATTACCAATACGAGCTGTTAGAATCAAAGAGTCTGATTTACTGTAGTATTTATTGGTAAACACACAATGGTGCATTTCTTTACCTTCTTCTAAGAAGTCCATAACGCTTTGTAGAACGCCAATCTGGATAAGATTGTCACCAAATGCTATACCGAAGAAACGACCTTTCTGTTTTAGATATTCTCTCTCATCTTTTATTGCTTGTTTCCTCTTTTTCTCAAAGTCAATCTTAGCATCTATTTTCTGTTTTATTTTCATCACTTCATCGTGAGCTTGCTTTAGATTCTTTGGACAGACGTATTTAGGGGAACGAATATCTCTTCCGATGGCATTGGACATTTCCAAGTAATCAAAATACATTCTCAGATCGGTACGTTTCGTAATCTTAAAGCCGTGACGTCTGGCTATTTTTATAGCTGGCCAGAACTTTCCAACTTGGGTTATATTATCTTCCATATATTCCAATAGTTCTTTATCACCTTGCTTTATCAATGTCTCAACAAACGGATAACGCAATAACATCCTGAATAGGATATCAGGAGTGATACCATTAAAATTCTCATCGATTCCCGCATACTTCAGTTTGGGGAGTAGTCTTAAGGTTTTGATATGACTTGCCCAAATGTGGTATTTGTATTTCATTCCATAATCAGAACGTATTTCCATGTCTGAACTCCAACACCAATGATCATAAGCGCCATAGCAATAGCTGGATGATCTGGACATTATTACCTCAATACCTTTGGGAGATATCCAATTCTGCACAGCTTCGTTGATCTTCATGTCGGCAGGTTGGCCTACGCGGCAGGACTTGGCAATAACAAAATGCCTTAAAACTTGAAATCCTTCGATTGTGGTTATAATCGTGAAATACATTGATTGAGGTGAATATACCCTTTTACGACTCCCCTGTACTTTGAGATGCTTACCACAACAAGGACAATTGATGCCCAGCAAGGAGTATGATAAATAGGATTCTTTAGCCTCAAAGACTTCTCCGCACTCAGTACACCAAATCTTTTTAGCCCTATGGAATCCTTCCACCTCAAAACAATTTTTTATTGCCCAAGCGGTCTGATTCTCAGTAATAGCAGGAAGCTTAGCACTTAGCTTTACAACCTGTCTCTGTAATGCTGTTTTTGGTTTCATAGGTCCTCAAATAATAAAAATTGCCCTGATGGTATTTCCTTTTTTTTCCCTTTACGTTTGTTAGGAGCAACCTGTTCCGGTTTAGACTTCTCAGCTGTTAACGTAAGTTCCTTTTGCTTTTCAGGTTGCTTAGGAACTACCACTTTCGATTTTGATTGCTTATTTACTTTGATATTGTCTTCATCATAGTAATGGACCGCTAACCCGAATACTTCATCGTCAGACATACATACAACACTACCACCACGTTTTTTGGCTTGGCTTATAATATAGTCGTAGCATTCATCTATTTTCTTATTTGGTTTTGCATAGGAAGTAGCAAAGAGTGGATCACTCTTTGCTCTCTCTTCCAAATACGATTGAATAACCTGTTTAGGTGATTGATGTTCTTTTCCCATGGTATTAATAATTAATTGATAAAGGCATTAATAGATAAGTAAGGCTACGAACTTCTTCATCGCAGCGGGTAAAGATTGAGGCTTTCGACGGATCGCTCATGGTGATAGCAATATCTTCCGAAGGAATGCTGTTTACCATCTCTATCAAAAAACTGCTCTTGAAACCTATTTCAATATCACAGCCTGACTGCAGGTTGATCGTTTCTTCTGCAGACTTAGAAAAGTCTAAATCATGAGCTGCTATTTTAAGAGAACTGGAATCGAATTTGAGTACTACCAGAGATGAGTTGCTGTCACAGAAGACAGATACACGCTTTAGAGCTGAGACTATATCGGCTTTCTTTAATACTGCACGATTGGGCTGTTTTTGAGGGATAACGGCACGATAGTTAGGGTACCGGCCTTCAATCATACGGCAGACTAACCGGTATGAATCAAACTCAAATAAAATATTAGTCTGATTTACCGATATTTCTACTTCCATGCAATCTTCCGGAACAATATTAGAAAGGATTTTAGCAAACTTGCTTGGCAGGATAAAGGCCGCCCGTTCCTTGCGCGTATAAGCGGATGGATTTTCAATCATTGCTAGACGGGTACCATCTGTTGCGACAAATGACATTGAATCTAAACCAATATCAAAATAGACACCATTTAATACCGGGCGGAGCTCATCATTGGCACTACAGATCAAGACTTGCCTTATTCCGTATAATAAGTCATTACCTGAAACAAGAAATGGGCTGGCAGTGTCATCCGTGTTCATGGATGGGTATTGATCACCTTTTTCAAGTGGTATTGAAAACCTGCCATTGGCATACTTGACAATCAATTCCTTTTCAAGGATGGATATAGTCAATGGCTGTTCGGGGATTTCTTTTAATCCGTCGAGTAATGTCTTGGCGTTAGCCATGAAAGAATAATTGATGAAGTCGGCAGCGCCATCTACATTTGTAGAGATGCGTCCACCTTCTTCCCCTGCTGTTACTAGAATAAGACCATATTCATCAACGACAAACAAAAAGTTGTCATAAGTTGGTAATGTGTTTTTAGGCTGTATGATTCGCCCGATTGATTTCAGCTTATCTAATAAAGCTGTTTTTGAAACTGTAATTTCCATGCGTCATTGTTTTGTGGCGCATAGCGTAAAGATGAGATGAGTTTCAGTAATAAGAGCTGTTGAAGCATATATATGCAATAAAAGCCGGACAAAACTATTGTTTTATCCAGCTCAACACCATTCTGTTTGCAAATATATAGAGAGTTTTTGTATTTGCAAACGTTTCAGTCTTTTTTTTCTTCTTTTTTCTGCAATAAATCCAATACAGCGCGATTTGCCTTATCACAAATACTATAATCTATATCAATGTAGATATCGGCCATCTTATAGTCGTTATTTACATGACCGAGGGAGAAGTCAATATCTGCCTTCGGTACTCCGGCCTTGTTTCTTGCCAAGCTGGCCCAGCTGTGGCGGGCCCAGTTTGTGGTGACCTTGAAGTCTAGTTCTAAGTTCATACAAATGTCTTTCAGTCCATTATTGATTGCTCGCATGAAATTATTCAAGCTACAGTAGTTAGTATGAAAGTAGGAGAGGAAATAACCCTCTGTGTATTTATCAAGTAGGATGCGAAGCTCCGGTTCGATCTTGACGGAAAGTGGTATCTGTTCGTGATTCTTTTCTGTATTCGTTTTAGATCGCGTGTACTCCAGTCTTCCGCGGCGTTCGCACGAAATACTATATAGGTCGTTGATATTGACTCCCATCATGTAGAACATCATCATAAAGACATCACGTGCCATATTGGTACGTTTCTTGTCAGATTGGAAATCCCTAATCTTCAATAGAGTGTTGATGTCTATATTCTTTCGTTTCCTCCGGTACTCCGGTATCTCAGCCTTTTTGAACGGATCGCCTGGGATCCTTATAATATCAAAGTCCTCATTGTTGTAATAGAGCTTGGCTTTGTTATACAATGCTCTCAGTCCTCTAAGGTAATGGCTTATTGTGCCCGGTTCTAAAGGAATGCCGGCGGGCCCGGAGTGATATAAGTCTTTGATCATCTTATTTAGCAGAAATGAGGTGATTAGCTTAATATCTATCTTCTTTCTTTTTGTGTACCAACATAGTGTATCAATGGAAGAGCTATACCATTCGGCTGTTTTCTTCTTTTTCGTCTGAATTACTATGTTTTGGGCGAACTCTACGAAGTCTATAAACTCGGCGTCAGGAGCTAGGGATTTCTCTATTTCTTCTTTTAAATCCTTGCATGACATGAATTGAGTTCTTTCTTGCCCTAACTTTAAGTATTCTCTCCGAATTTTCTGTATATAAGCATTTATTTCATACTCTATCATTTCGCCGTTTGTAACGTTTGGCAGGATCCGTCCGGAGTCATCCATGTTTCCGGGTTGGATATAGTAGCTGGTGGCTATATACTGAGATTCTCTATTATGATAGATTCTAATTTTTATATTGGATGTTCCATCCTGTTTTATATGTCTTCCAGTTTGGAAAACGATCGCTTTAAATGTTGCCATACTGTTTTAATGTTTTTTAAAGGTTTAAAATCGCATTAAACAGCTTGAATCGGGGGAAATTGATGGGAAACCGCTTTAATTTCCACTAAATAGGTGCAAATAGAGAAACCTGTTCAAAGATAGTTCAAAGAATTATCCCCTTTATTTGCCCCAAAATGGGGGCTAATTAAGTCTATTTTGCACCAATGAAAAAAGCCGATACAAACTGTATCAGCTCAACACCATTCAATTTTTCTTAACTTGAAATTTTCGTCGGGGTAGCGGGATTCGAACCCACGACCCCCTGCTCCCAAAGCAGGTGCGCTAACCGGACTGCGCTACACCCCGAAAACTTTTAACCGAACTCCCTTTTCC